AACGCAAGGTGGTTCTTCAGCAAGTAGTGTAGATGGAACAGGATTAACTGCTGTATCTGCTGCAAATGCTACAGATGCAGCATATAGTTGGGCATGTACAAATAATAGTACAGCAAGAGATAGTTCTCTAGATAATCCAATAGAAGGTGGATTTAAATTACCTGTTTGTGGATATCAAAATAGTTTTAGTGGATATACTAATGCTGGTGGAACTGCTAGTGGTGGAGATGTAAACCGTACAGGCGGTAAAGGTGTAATGATTCCTGAATTCCTGTATGATTCTTGTATGGATGCCTACAGTCAGGATATAAGTGGTGGACCCCCTGGAGGTGGTGGTGGTAGTGGAAACCAAAGCTCATGTTGGGTAAACCCTATTATATGTTGTATGTGTTGGAGATCATACCATACTGTATTTGGTGGTAACTGCTGGTGGAACCCTTGGTGTTGTAATAATTGTACATGTTATTATCTTTGTGCTAATATTAATAGTTTATGTTCGACTGGTGGTAGTGCACCTCCAGCACTTGGTGGAACTCCTAGAAAAGAGATTAGTTTCTATTATAGAGGAAAGAACGAACAAGAAACATGTTATGAGTCAAGTTGTTCTCTTCGTGGTAGATTTGATAACTATAGTTTGGGAACCACAGGTGCTCCAAGAACTGCTCCAGAGGGTGCAGCAATTGGATACGAATTAGATGATGAGATGGCACACGTAATTCCAAAAGGAATTGGTGGTTCATCTGGATATAGTGCTGGTAACGGTTCTGATGGTAGATCTGAAGGCATACTTGCTGATGTTACTCCATATAATATTCTTGCTAGATGTGAACTTGCTGCTGGTAGCAGTGGCGGTGGCGGTGGAGCTGAAATAACTATCGAATGTGGTCAAAACTTTAGTTATGGTTTCGACTTTGTATTCGGTGGAAGCTCTGTAGGATGTGTATGTTATTGTTATTATCCTGGATCTTTCAGTTCTGATCAAAATATTAAAGCATCTGGAACATCTTACAACTGCTGTAGTTATTGTGCTGGATTTGGTTGGAATTATGTTTATGGAAGTTGCCAAAGTAATCAACCAATGTGTTGGACTATGCCTTATGGACAGGCTGGTGCTTCTTCAGGAGGAGATCAACCAACTGATAGGGACTGTGTTTACAGAACATGTTATAATATGTCATATCTTCATGACACTGAAGCTGGTAAAGTTGACACTTATACCATCCCATTATCAACATTATTAAATGCTGATACTGATGGTAATCAAGAAGACATTGAATATGGTAGAGGTTCCACGCTAACTTCATCGGCACTACCTGGTGGTGGCGGTAATAAGGAGTTTACTAGTGGTGGATCGGGTATGGTTGTATTAGTTTACGGATAGGCACTATGTATTACATTAGAACAACAAAAAACAAGTATGACGTTGATGTGATCATAGATATCACAACCGATGCTACCTTTAAGAATCACACTTCTCTTGATTGGAAGGATTGTGATCTACCATCACCTGGTCCTACAGTAGGACATTATTGGTATAATGGAAAGTCTATTGGATTAGATTCAGCAGATTATAGTGAAATTCAAGCTATTATTGAGGCTGTTGAAGCACCAATATTAGTACAAAGAGAAGCAGATGACCCAGGTCCTTTAGTAAGACCTGATATTTCTCAGGACGCAGTTGTACCTGAAGAAGCACCTTATACTGGTGGTGCTTCTCAGTTTGCTGAAGACCAAAAGAAAAGGACTGCTATAGCTGAGGCTAAGGCACATCCTAAGTCAGTTGCTACTCTTAGGAAACCAAGCTATATTGATGAACCACACCAAGTTATTGCTACTGAAGCAAATTATGCTAGGTTGTGTGATCAATTAGAGAGTGCTCAGGTTATGAACGCAGGATTTTCTACAACAACGAATTATACTGTGACACCTGCACCTGATGATATGTCATTTACTACCATTACATTTAATCCTGAGTTGGTATTCCCTGATAAGGATCCAATTAGTGGTGAAAAAATTGGTATAACTACCATGAATTGTCCTCCTCAAGATGAAACTGATGGTGATATAACCGATTTCATAACTTATTGGGCAGAAATGGAAGTGGAGATTCAGAAAGAAGTGGATCAAATGAAATCAGATCTAGGCTTGTAAAATCCTAGATCTTGGTGTATACTATATAATGTAACAATTGACCTTTATTATGGGTACGAATGAAAAAAGTATTTTATATTAATGGCGGTGCTGGTAGAGTTTTATGCTCTATACCCGCTTTTTTAAAGCGTAAAAAAATACATGGGGATGATTTTTATATTATTTCTGAGAGTGGCATTGATTTTTTCATTGGTATTCCAGAGTTAATTGATTTAGCTTTTACCCCACACCATAAAGGTATATGGGAATCTATCATTAAACCTAATGAAATTGTTACTGTAGAACCATATAGGGAGCATGGATATTACAATCAAAAGAAAACATTAACAGAAGCTTTTGATAAGATAATTAATAATACAGAAGATCATTCTGATTTACCTCCATCACGAATAGTGCTGAGTCAAGAGGAGGAGATGAATGCTGTTGATGCTCTTATGAATGTTAAAGAGTATCATAAGAAAGATAAAACCGTAGTTATTCAACCATTTGGTAGAAGTTCTCAGTTACACAAAAAATCGGGTCATACTTTTGATCCTTCTGCTAGGTCATTAGGTACAGATGATTACTTTTATATTTCTGAAAGGATAAGAAAGAAATATAATTGTATTGTTATGAGTGAGCATAGGTTTGAAAATGATGAGAATATGTATATTGATTCTCCTTTGAGAACTTGGTCTGCTGTTATAGAAGCTGCTGACTATTTTGTTGGTGTAGATTCTGTAGGACAACACATAGCACGTATTTTTGATAAACCAGGTAGTGTTATATTGGGTTCAACTTTTGCTGAGAATATTACATATTCAGAACATTTTAATATTGTGGAAAAGAAAAACTCTCAAAAAAGATATTCACCTATTAGAATAGATGGTATTGATGGTGAGTTAATTAATAGAATTAATGATAGTTGTATGCAGTTTAGTAGAAAAGAACTAGATGATGTTGCTAATAATATTATGCGTCACATTAAACAAAAAATAGGAGCTTAAATTAATGATTATTGTTTCAATTGCTCGTGGTCATAATTCCAGCACAACTTTAATGGTTGATGGTGAAATTATATTTTATTTGGAAGAAGAGAGGTTAACTAGATCAAAGTATGATGGTGCTCCTCTTGCTGGATTAATTAAAGTATTTGATTATGTTGATTATATCGATCATTTAGTTGTATGCCATACTGCTCCAGACAATCCTATATTAGATTGGACTGGTGAATGTGTCTATGATGGATTAATTCGTAAATTAGCAAGGGGTAGGTTTGATTATCAGACACATAATGTAGCATTAATGCATCATGAACTTCATGCTGCTTGTGGTTATTTTAATTCTGGATTTGATACTGCTGCTTGTGTTATCGCTGATGGTGCTGGTTCTTTCTTATCTCTTAATCAAGAAGCAGACTGGGTTAAGAATACTCTATGTAAATTTATTGAAAAACCTGTATTTGAATTTGAAACTATTTTTCATGTGAGTGATGCTGGAGATTTTGATACTGTTTATAAACATCTTGGTTCTTCAGAAGCAATAGGATTTAATAATCCATCTCCTGGTTTTTATGTTACTGAACATCCAGGATTTACTAAAACTTATGAAGCAATAACTCAGTTTTGTGGATTCCCTGCTATTGAAGCAGGTAAATTGATGGGTCTTGCTCCCTATGGTAAACCTAATAAAGATCTACCAAGATTTATTGATGATAATAATCATTGGATAGATAGGCAAGTTATTCTACCAACATATCCTAATGCTGCTCAGTTAAATTTCCAAAAGTATGATATTATTAGAGAAGATTTTGATGAGTGGACTGGTGATGGAAGTTATACTGACATACAAAAAGATTTAGCTTACGCTGTTCAAGAACAAACTTCTGAGGGAATGTGTACGTTAATTCAAAAGGCTCATGAAAAAACTGGTGAAACTAATATTGTTATATGTGGTGGATATGGTTTGAATTGTGTTGCTAATTATAAGTATGCCAAGCGTTTTCCTGATCTAAACATTTACTGTGAACCAGTATCTCATGATGGTGGAACATCAATTGGTGGTGCTAAAAAATTATATTATGAATTGGAGAAGAAACATCCACCAAAACAATCATTAATTTATTATGGTCCTCAGTATAATCCTTCTTCTTATGAAGATACTATAAAGGATTTAGATACCACAGATACTTCTTATGATGATATTGCTAAGTTGATTCGTGATGGTAATATTGTAACTATCTTCCAAGGAAGATCTGAGGGTGGTCCTAGAGCACTTGGTAATCGTTCTATATTATTTGATCCTACCATTAAGAATGGTAAGGATCTTGTTAATGAGGTAAAACATAGAGAGTTCTTTAGACCTTTTGCTTGTTCTATTAAGAAAGAGAAGGCAAGTGAGTGGTTTGATCTTGCTGGAATGGAAGAATCTCCTTTCATGATGTATGCAGTAGACGCATTAGATGGAGTTGAAGAAAAGATTCCTTCTGTTATTCATGTTGATGGTACATGTAGAATACAAACTGTTACATCCGAACAGAATGAACATTATTACAATCTTATAGATGCATTTGAAAAACTAAGCGGAGTTCCTATTTTATTCAATACTTCTTTTAACTTAGGTGGTGCTCCATTAGTTGAGACTATAGAAGATGCTGTGGATACTCTAAAGAATAGTGATATAGATTATATGTATCTCCCTGAGATACAAAAGTTAGTAAAGGTTCCTGATAATCTATCTGAAGATAATGTAAACCAAAAAAGACATTTTAGACAGTTTACTAGGAATACAGCTACTCTAACTAAAGAGGTGGATGATATAAGTCTTGAAAATATATTAGAATCATCAGAACATGCTGATGATTAACCTTAAGGTACTTTTCCTCCAAGGTTTTTAATATACTGATAGTATTTTCTTACAGGACATTTTGGAAATGTATTTGTCATGTTTGCTTGTTCATCTTGACTAATAAGGTGGTGTTTTATTACCACCTTTTTTTCTGTCATTGGATAGAGGGTGTATAATGGAGTGTGGTATGGTATTTCAATATCATAGTATTCCTTTTCTTCTGTAGGTGCTATAACATGACAATTAAGAGAGTGTTGATATTTAAAATCAATAAATCCAGGAGCAATATATAAATTATTTTCTCTGAAGAAGTTAGTTAAGTAATGAGATTCTAAAAATATAAATTTGATAGGTTCATCACAAGTCATTAACCAAGGATTATTTAATTTAAATGCTGTTGCATTTCTTGGATATAAATTTGCGTATTGTTCTGGTGGATGTTGTACAAATGGTTGTCCACCATAATCATTACCTAATGGTAATGGCTGTACTCTTCCATCTGGATGTATTCTTATTTTTAATTGTTCCCATGATTTAATTTTTATTCCTTCTGTAACTAGATTAGAAATACCAGGACATCCTTTTATAGATCCTATTTCAAAGTCAGTATTTGAATTTTGGTCATGAGATTTTACTTCTGTTTTTAATCCTTTATGCCAGTATGGAGTATCTACTTTAATTGTTGGTTTATCGTTTTCAAAGTTACCCTTGAAACATGTGTAAAAATTTACTGTTATTTTTTTATTTTTATTAAAAAACATACTAATCTTCAATAATGTTTTCTTGTATTTCTTTTAAAATTCTATTACGATAGAATGAATTATTAAAAACTTTATATAAGTCTTTAAGGTTTATAAATTTTTTAAATCCTTTAAGATTCATACAACTCTTAGAGTGATTTATAAGACTTTGTGTTAAGTAGAATTTTTTAATATTGATTGGATCATCTGTATGAAATTTTACATATACAACAGGTTCTCCTCCATAGGATTTTAGAGTTGTTTGTCCTGGTTTCATTTGTAATGCAAGTTCAAATGGTCTAAACCATTGAGATATATCATACATTCCAGGAACATAATATGATGTTTTATATATCTCAGGGTCATGCATCCAAGGAGCAAATGTTTGAATAGTAACAGGTTTGTCGGCAAAGAATATCCAATTACATGAATAGTTTATAGTTAAAGAACCTTTTACTGATGGTTGTTTTATTGATGCTATGAATGAATTATCAATAGTATTTGGGTTGTGGTTTATTGATTCAACTCTACCACCACCATTTGGATCTGGTAAGAACCTCCAGTTTACATCATATGGAGCTCTTACCATATACATGTTCTTACAAAAACTTTTAAATGCGTGGCAGTTAAAAAAATTATCTGTTATATTTTTAGGATCTTTGGACTTTGCTAAATCTTTATATACATTATCCAATGGATAGTGTGTTAAAAAATGATCATTATATGGTTCTTCACCCTGATACCAAGGAGACCAATAAATGTTAGTGGTCATAATAAAGCTTGACAATACACTCTATATATTATAGCATGTTGAGAGGAATAATAGTATACAATGAAAATAGTTTGGTGTAATGGGACATTTGATATTCTACATCCTGGACATATTCAATTGTTTAAAGCTGCTAGAGCATTAGGTGATAGGGTCATAGTTGCCACTGACACCGATGAAAAGATTAAGAATGATAAAGGTGATAGTCGTCCTATAAACGATCTGGGCCACCGTGTAGCAATGCTAGAAGCGATTAAATATATTGATGTTGTTCATACCTTTGGTAGTAGACAAGAGTTAGAGGGGTTGATACAATTATACAATCCTGATATACTATTATTGGGTGATGATTGGCAAGGTGGTGACGTTGTAGGAATAGAACATGCTAAAGGTGTTAGGTTTCTTCCTAGAGTAGGTGGTTATGCCACTAGTAATATTGTTAAAAGGATAAATGAAAGTTCTATTACTGGGTGATAGTTGTGAAGATGAGTATATCTATGGGAATTGTGATAGGTTAAGTCCTGAAGCACCAGTTCCTGTAATGAAGCTTGGGAGAGTGGAAACTAAGTCTGGTATGGCTGGTAATGTTTGTTTAAATCTACAGGCATTTAATTTAAACATTACTTTTTTAACTAATACAGAAAAAATAACTAAGACTAGATTTATAGATGAAGGATCAAATTATCAGATTCTTCGTGTGGATAATGAGGAGAGGGTAAAACCTTTACTAGTACCAGTATCTACAAATAGTTTTGATGCAGTTGTTATATCAGATTATGATAAGGGGTATCTTTCTACAGAAAAGATATTTGAAATTGTGGAGAGTAGTAGTTGTCCTGTTTTTATTGACAGTAAGAAGTCTATATTACCAAATAGAAGTAATTGTTTTGTAAAGATAAATGATAAAGAATTTGGTAATTTGGATCAAAGATATCCTATTGATAATTTAATAGTAACAAAAGGATCTCAAGGATGTATTTACAACAATACATTATATCCAGCAGAGAAGGTAAAGGTTTTTGATGTTGTTGGTGCTGGAGATACTTTTCTTTCTGCTTTAGTATTTGGATATTTGAGGTATCAGGATATTAATAAAGCAATTGTGCTAGGTAATAAGGCAGCAGCAATTGCAGTTCAACATACGGGAACTTATGTTCTTTCTCAAACAGACATAAACGAATTGCTATCATAAATGTTATAATTGCTACTCTTATAAATTATATTTTAGGGTATAGAGTCATATGAACTTCGCTATTTTTTCAAAGGATGGGTGTCCATATTGTGAGAAAGTAAAAAATGTCATGGAGTTGACAAAAGTAAGTCACGTAGTGTATAATCTAGACGAACACTTTGATCGAAAATCATTTTATGGTGAGTTCGGAGAAGGATCCACCTTCCCACAAGTTGTGGTTGATGGTAAGAAATTGGGTGGATGTGTTGACACAATCCAATATCTCAAAGAAAACAAAATCGTCTAAGGACGGTATAAATAAATCAGATTACGATATAGATCGTGGGTTTGAATTTATTCTATCTGGAGGTAAAAAGAAAGCCAAACCATTACACATTACCACACTTAAAATAGGAGAAAGAGACATGTTAGCAACAAGTTTAGTATTTGGATCATTCCTAACATTATTGTTTCTTATAGTGGGAGCCATTGGTGGTTGGGTTGCCAGAGAATACATGATGAACTACCAAGAAATACCTAGAATACATCCTGAGATGTTTGATAGTAATGGGAACTTAGTTCCAGATGACATTGTAGCATTCCGTTTTGAAAACAATTATGACAACGACGAAGAAGACATCGACGACTAGAAAGAAGTCAACAACAGCAACTAAGAAACCTGTTGCTAAGAAACCAGCAACACCACAGAAGGTTCCAGACCTTCCAACAAATCCTTTTGCATATGAGGTGTTTGATGCTGTTTCTAAGATGAGAAGTAAAGCATTAAAGGTAGAAGCACTTCAAAGATATAATGATCCTTCTATTAGAGCACTTCTTATTTGGAATTTTGATCCGAATGTAATATCTCAACTTCCTCCTGGTGAAGTTCCTTATGGTAATACTAAAAAGGATGAACTGACAACAGGAACATTGTCTGATAAGATTGGTGATGCTGTTGATAAAATGAATGAGATGGGATCTAATTCATTAGGTTCACAGGATCAAGGTAGAACAACTATTCGTAAAGAATTTAAGATGTTTTATAACTTTATTAAAGGTGGTAATCCAAATCTTTCAGGTCTTCGTAGAGAGACTATGTTTATAAACATTCTTGAAGGATTACATCCATTAGAAGCAGAGATTCTTATTTTAGTTAAAGACAAGAAGTTGGGTGAGAAGTATAAAATTACACAGGAAGTTGTTGCAGAAGCATTTCCACAGATTAATTGGGGGGTAAACAGATCGACATGACTAACGAAACAAAAGAAACACCTGAGTTAAAAAAACCAGAGAAGAAAGTATCTCTTTGGACAACAGAAGAAGCAGGTAATATTAAATCTGTTTATGGTTGTGAAATGTTAGTTGAGAATGGATCTCTTCAAGATGTCAACTCTACTGAATTTCCTACAGATGCGTATATTATAAAGTATGTTATTGAAGATCAAGTTAAATATGATTTGACTAGAGGAACTAAGACTAATATATTTGATATGTATTATGATAAGTTTAAGCAAGGTCTAAAGGACATACAGTATGGTCAAGGAAATATTAGTCCAAAGATGTGGGGGTATAGATCTAAGCAAGCACCCCAAAGGAAAAAGCGAAAGTGATTCCAAATATCGGGCAAAAAAATCTCCAGGTATTTTTTGCCCTGTAGGGTCGATGTAACAAAAAGACATATTTACTTGACTAAATAGTTAAAATGTGTTAGTATTAACACAACGTTCATCTCCCGTATAGGAGACGCAAGTAAGCCGACTCGGAACGGATCGTTCATCTCATGGACAT